CATCCGCCGCAAATCCAACGGCCGATCAAACATGCTACACCCCCGTCACGGTAATGTCCGGCACCGCCGTAATGTTGCCATTTGCATCCAGCGTCATCGCCGGTTGCACCAGCGTCCGGCCGCTGTCCACGTGCGTCACCTGAAAACTCAGCACCTTCCCGTGCGTGCTGTCAATCGCCAGGCTGCTATACACGCCCGCGCTGCCGTCCGGCCAGATCACGTTCGCGCCGGTCAGCGCATTCGTGTACGTCGCGTCATACGTCCCGCCGCTCACCCGCTTATACTGCCCCAGCGCCATCCACGCCTTCAACTGCTCCACCTGTTCGCTAATCTTCTGCGCCATCGTTCATCTCCTTAAGCTGCATCGATTCGCCACACAAACAAATTCGCATGATTCACCGTAATCGTGCTCGGCCCGGTTTCATTCTCAACCGCCAGCCGCAGCACATCACCCGCCGCGCACACAATGGGGTTACCGCCGCTCACGCTATACACCACCCCATTCTCCTTCGCCCGCGTCGCATTCCCCGTCTGCCCCTGCCCCACCGCATTCACCATCACCAGCCCCTCAATCGTCTGGTCGCTGGCACTGTTACTCAAACTCATACTCCAGTGCGTGGCATAGCGGCCCGGCACCTCCACCACCAACTCGCTCCCGGCCGCAAACGTCAACCCATTACACAGCCCCGCACTCAGCCCGCCCGTCACCGGATAGTACACATGCGTCGCCGCCACCGTTACCGTCCGGCTAATATCCTCCGCAAACATCGCCCCATAAATCAACCCGTCGATCATCACCTGGCCGCTCAATGCGCCCAGCCGACTGCGCAGCGTCCGCACGCCCTCGCCCGCCTGCACCCGATCGAGCCACCGCCCCAACTCCCGCGCGCCATCTCGATCGCCCAGTAACATTCTCCGCAGCATTTCACTGGGTAACATTAGTCCCTCGCCCTGGCTGGCGCAGCGGCATCGTGCATTGTGCATTGTGCATTGTCATCCCCGCCCCACCCACTTAGCCAACGTCACCCGCGCAATCGTATCCGTCGCCAGGTCATTGCTAAACACGCTCACCACCCGCGCGCCCGGCATCACCGCCGTCACCTCCTGCTCGTTCCGCCGCGTAATGTTCAACTTCTCACCAAACTTGTGCCAGTAATCCCCGTTCACAAACACCACATACACCAGCCCCGGCCCATACAGCACAAAATCCAACATCTGCCCGCCGGGCATCCGCCCGCCCAGAATCGCCACCTGGAATTGTATCTGCTCATCCCGCCAGCCCAAGGCCTTCAGCGTCCGGTAAGTCCGCGCCTCCAGATCGCTCGCCTTCCGGCCCTGCACCTGGTACGGCCCCGCCTGCATCTGATCAAGATTCTGCCGTCGCACCGTCGGATGCCACTCGCTCACCGCCTGCGCCTTCACCCGCCGCGGCCTGGCCACTAATCCCGTCTTCCCGATCGGTCCCTTCCAAAATCTATCCATGTCTATAAGGGTCCTACGTCTGCATAAACGTCACGCTGCCGCTTAGCCGCGTGTGCTCGTCATTCCACTCCGCCACCACCAGCCCCACCGGGTCGATATGTCCGCAGACATTATCCATAATCGACCCACCGGCGGGCGGCGCAATCCGCATCGTCAACAGCGTCGCCGTCTCCTGCCAGGCCTGCAACTGTTCCAGCACCTCCGCCGCCCGGTCCGTGCTATCGTTCCCGTTCAGCAGCATCATCCGATCGTCCACCGTCACGTCAAACACGTACTGATACAGCACCTCATTCATCTGGTTAACACGCACCTCCAGCCAGTTAATCACCTGCGCCTCGTGCGTGTCGCACGTCATCACCGCCCGCAACCGCAACCGGCGTCCGGTCACTTTGCCGTCGCCAATCGCCCGCACCGCCAGCGGGCTGCTCGTCACATCCTCGCCCCCAAACGTCGTCCAGGCCTGCGCCGCCGTGCGCGGACTGCTGGCATTGCTCAACTCGTCATCGTCCACATTCACCTTATACTGTAATTTCAGCGACCGGCTCCGGCTCAGGTTGCGGCTCATCACCCGCACCTCGTCAAAATAGTGATCCAGTTCCGGGCTGTCCAGATCAATCCACGCACTCGTCACATAGCACTCCGGCGCATACCGCATCGCCGCATCCCCGATCGGGTTATGCGTGTCGTCCGGCATCACCAAATAGCCGATGTCCGCCCCGTGCATGATCCATAACTTATTGGTCAGGCCCGGCACCGTCTGATAATACACGCTCCCGATCGACTGCCCCGCTTCCCGTGCCCGCGCCAACTCATGCCAACTGCCGCCCGGACTGGTACTGCACAGCACGCAACTCACGCCTTCTCCCGCATCGTGCGCCACGTACAAATATTGCAGCGCTGCCTGGCAGTCGGCCACGTACCCGCGCCGTCCCTCCGGCATCCCCATATCCCGGTTCGGCCCAATGTCGTCAACGGTCTTACCGTACAGCCGCTCGAAGCCATCCATAAACCCGAAATAAAAATTCGTATTCCAGCCCGTCGCCGCCACGCCGTTCCGCTCATCGCGCGCGGCCTGCATTCCAATCTCCACCTCGCCAAACTTCCCATTATCCAGCGCCCACACGCTGTCATCCTTAACCGCCCACACCTGATTGTCGTACCGGCGCAGGCTGCTAATCCGCGTCTCAACGTCGCCCACCTCCAGCGCCGTCTCAAACGTCAACGCCGTGCCCCACGTTGTCTTCTTCGCCACGCTCACCGTGCTGGTATCGTTGTTTGCCCGGTACACACTCGCCGTCGCGTCCGTATGGTGCGGCGCGCTCAGCAGCCACTCCGCCTTATTCGTCCCGTCGTCGGCAAACTCCCGCGTCCAGACCCCGGCATTGTTATACTCCCGCATCCGCCGCATCACCGTCGCGTCGCCGGTCGCAAAGTACACCACGCCGCCACACACCGCCACGCTCGTACACGCCGCCGCCAGGCCGCTCGTTATCGCCGTCCACTTATCGCTGCCCAAAATCACATACACGCTGCCGCTGGCCCCCGTGGTAAACGCCGTTGGCCAATCCTCAGCCACATTCAGATACGTCGTGCCGTTCGCCTCGATGCTGCGCCACAGGCCCTTATTCGGCCCGCTCACCACATACAGCACACACCCCACCCACTCATCCGGCGTCCACGTTTTCGTCGTGTCATACAGTCGTCGCGTCGTCTGGCCCGCGCCCGTCGCCACGCCCCGGTCGCCGTTGATCAGCACATCACTCGCCGCCCGGTCCACCCGCTCCCGCATGGCATACAACTGCTGCTGGTATCGGAAGAAATGCACCCGCTTCAACGGCACATCCGCCGCCGTCAAATAAAACAGCGGCGCGCTCGTCGCATCAGACCAGCCCCCGCCGCCGTCGCTGCTCTTGCCATTGGCCTCGCTGTCCAGCCCCACCACCACCGCGTGCGTCTCGGTCGCATTGGGCGGCAACGCCACATCCACCACCACCCAATACGTCGTCCCGCTCACCAGTGCCAGATTCGGATCAAACACCTGCCACTGCCCCACCGTATCCTGCGCCGCCGCGTCAACCGTGCCCGCCCACAACTCAACGCCCGGCGCGCCCGCGCTATTGCTGCAAATCGCCACCGCCGGATCGTCCGCCTCCAGATCGTTAATCCGCAACATCACCGCCAACCGGCGCACCGTAAAACTGGCCGGAGCCACAAACGACCGGGCAAATTTCCCGCTCGTCAAATTCCAGCCAAAGTCGCCCACCGGCGCATCCGCAATCACCTCATCGCGCGTCTTCGTCAACCGCATCAGCGGTCCCGGCACCCACTGCCCGTCCACCATCGTCCACGCATTCATCGCGTCAAAATAGCGCGACGTATCATTAGCCAGTCGGTCCGCCCCGCGCCCGCCGTTCCAGGTTTGTTGGCGCACAGTTTTCCGCTCAACGCCTGCCCCGCGCGGCAACTGGCGGATGCCCGTCTTATTCGGCCACATCAGCCCCACGGTCTTCGTGCCGTCGCTGATCGTAACCGGCCACTCGGCCAACCCCGTCGCTCGTGTCATTCAATCTCTCCCGCGTTACTCGCTATGCCCCGGAGCAAGATCACCCTGTCCAGTTGATTTCATCTTGTCATCCCTTCAGCCCTTCAGCACTCCGGATACTCCGGCCACTGCACGCTCACGCTGCGCCACGCCGTTAACCGGCTCTTAGCCAGACTCGCCCGCCGCATCAAATCATTCAGCAGCGTCGTCAACAGTGCCGCATCCGCGCCGGGCTGTTGCAGCCGCCAGCGCATACACCGCACCGCCGTCTCCAGGCCCAGCCAGTCGGCGCTGTACCACGCGCTAATCTGCGTCGTCTCAACCGCCACCTGCGGCGCAGTATCCAGCGTCTCCACCACCACCACATCGCACCCGTCCGGCACCCCATCCAGCAGCAGTATTTTACCCAGCGCCCGCCGCCAGCGCGTAATCACGCGGTACACTCCCGTCGTGCTATCGCCCGCCATCACCCGCACAATGCGCGCCGTATCGGCCACCGTCACCGTATCCGCCTCAACATCCTCCACATCCGGGTCCGTCCCCGCCACCTCAAACGTCTGCGCCGCCACATAATCGCTAATCTCGCGCAGCACCTCGTTCAATTTTTGAACGAGCAGCCAGCGCGGATACCGCTTACTCATCACCGCATACGCATCGCCCTTACTGGTGCCCAACGCCAGCGCCCCCGGCTCAAACGTCAGCGTGCCCGTCGCCAGCGCAAAATCATCCACCAGCACAATGATCGGCAAAAAGGCCGCATACCCATACTGGTAATCAGCCGTCATCGTCACCGTCCACGCATTCGGGAAGCGCAGATATACCTCGCCCGTCTCGTAATTGATCGTCCCCTGCAACCCGTTCGCCACAAAATCGGCCAGGCTCAGCGCGCTCAAATTCGCCGCCTCGGTCACCCGCGTCACCGTCCCAGCGTCGTAATCAATCACCGCCCAGGCCGTCCCCGTCGTCACGCTGCGCAAATACCCGGCGCCGTCGTCATAGTACAATCGGTTCGGGCTGCCACCGCTGGCCTTCACGCTCAGCGTCCCCGGCTCAATGTTCCCCGTGCCCAAATCCCACGGCCCCGCCCCGGACGCCATCACCACATTCGTTTCAGTTGTAGACGTGTTGGCCTCGATCTTGCCCTGCCCGTCGTCCGTCCACGTATCGCCCAGCCCGTTATCAATCGTCACCAGGCCAGGCCTCACCGGCACATGCCGCAACTTCGCCCACAACATCCGGCTAGTCGTCACCTTGCCCAGCGCCTCATCCGCCACCGTCGTATACCCGGCCGTCAGGCGCGCATTCGTCAGCAGAAACAAACTTCCGCCCGCAAAATCATCATCCGCCCGGCCTGCCCAACTCGCGCCCAACCGGGCATCGATCAGCGTTATCGCACTGCCGTCCGCCGTCGCCGTGCCATCCACCAGCCCGTCCAAATTTCGCGCTGCGTGCAGCAGCACCTCAAACACTGTCGGCATCGTCACCCCCATCAAACACAACGCGCCGAGCACCATTGCCCAGCGCGCCCGGCCACTCATCACCCGTGCCGCCATCCTACACTTCACTAATCTCGTACCCGCCCAGGTCCGTCAGCACCTGCACAATCTGCTCCGGCGTCCGCCCCAGACTCGCATCCAGCGTCAACGGATCAATCACCGCCCGGCCCCGATTGAACTGCACGCCCGCCGTCACATCATTGTAATCGGCATTATGCGCCGTCACCAGGTACCGCTTCTGCTCTTGCGCTTGCTGCTCTGCCTTTGCCATCGTCCCTCCTGATTTGTAATCGACGAGTGACCGGCTGCCCGATCACTCGTCATCTTTGCTCAGCTGGCCTATTGCGTGTAAAACTCCGGCCCGCTCACCACGCCCGCCGTAATCGTAAACGACGGATTGGTGCCGCCCACGTCGGCCGTCAACTTAATGCTCGCCGTGTTCGTCTGCACGCGCAGCGTCTTGTACACGCCCGCCGCCGTGATCTGGCTGAACGTCCCGATGATCTTGCCGTTCGCATCCTTCGCCACCACATCCAGCGTCGGATTCGTGCCGCTCACCGCAGTCACGCTCAGGCCAATGTCGATGCCATTTACCGGCGTCTTCGCCAGCGCCAGCGTGTCACTGTCGCCGTCCGCCGTCACCACATCCGCATCCCAAAACATCAACAGATCGTCAAACATCTTCGCTCCTTTGTTCTCCCCTCTCGCCAATGTCCGCGCAGCGGTTGGCCGCTTGGCGCAGTGGAAGAGGGGTTAGGGGGTGAGGGCTTAACTCGCCGCCATCTTGAAATCTTTCAACCGGCCCACCGCGTAGCGGCTCTTCTGGTGCAGGCCAATCGGGAAGTCGATGCGCCACAGTTCCCACGGGCCGCTCTCGCTTTCCTTCACCACCAGGTACGGGTCCGGCTGCGTGCCGTTCAGGTACAGCACCTTCAGGCCGTTGTCGTCGCTGAAGCGCACGCCATAGATGCTCGTCGCATCCGTGCCGCCGTCCGGCGCGGCCTCGCTGTTCGTGATGATCTCCGTGCTCTGGTCGGCTTTCAGGCCCACATCGATCAACGGCACCTTCCCGTAATACTCGCGGGCAATGCCGTACTCATCCACGGCCATCACGTACTGCCCGGTCTGGCGCAGTACGGATGTAAAACCCACCTTCGTTTCCTCGTTCATCAGCAGCGCGTTCGCCCCGGTGTACTTGATCAGCCGGTCCACGCCATCCAGGAACAAATGCATGTTCGACGCACTCGCCTTCACCTTCAGGCTGTCCGTGCTCTGCGCCAGGCTAATCGACATGCGCGCCGGCTGATTCGCCACGCGCTTCTTCAGCCCTTCAAACTCATCCGGGTCAACGCCTTTATCGCCGTTGATCAGCATGTTCGCAATCGCAAACCAAAACGCCGCCGTCTTCATCTGCGTCTGCGTCTTCAGCGGATCCTCAATCGCGCTCTTGTCGGCGCGCAGCACCCGGTCAATCTTGATGTCGCCGCCCAGAATCGCCAGGGTATCAGCAAACTGCTCCGTCTTGCCCGTCGCCTCACTGTACCCCTTGTTGATGCGGCGCGTGCCCACGGTCGGCAGCGTTTGCCAGCGCGTGTCAGTGATCTTCATCGCATCCACGCCCGTAAACGGCAGCAGCGCCATCGGCTCCCACTGGCGCAGCATATCCGCAATCACCGCCGCGCCCAACTTCGAGCGCGCCTGCTTGTAAAACTCATTGATGGTAACCGCCATCTCGCAATCCTCCTCGCCGCCGATCGGCCTTCCTGGCCTTAACGGTCCGCTCCTAGCGTGCCCGCGCCTCGGTCAGCGCCTCATTCCACAATGCGCCCACGTTCACCTTATCCAGGGGCGGCAGCGTAGACGCCGCCCCGCCGCCCGGTCCCATCGCGCCCAGCGTCGTCACCGCACTCGTCGGCGCAGGCCGTTGATCGCCTGCCAGACTGCGCTTCAACTTCGCCGCGCACGCCTCACGCACCTTCGCTAGATACTCAGCCGGAGTCGCATACCCCGCAATCAACTTCACCTCGGGATCGTCTTGCGTCAGCCCGGCCAGTTCCGCCATCGCCTCAGCCTGCGCCTCAGCCCGTGCCACCTCAGCAGCAACTCCCTCTCCCTGTGGGAGAGGGCTGGGGTGAGGGTCTTGGGGCGGGGTGTCTTCCTTCAACGCCTCGGCCAGCGCGTCATTCAATAACGCACTCTGCAACGCCTGCACCTGATTGTCAGGCACGCCCAGCGTCTTCGCCTTCTCGCCGATCGCGTTCACCTGCCCCTGCCGCTCCGTCAGCATCCGTCGAATGTGCCCGTCCCGCTTATCCAGGCTGCTCTGCAAACGTCGATCGCGTTCGTCAAGCACCGCCTGAATCCGCGTCAGAAACGCCTCCGGGTTAAACGGTTGATCCGGCTTAGCAGCCTCAGACTGTACCGGCTCCCCGCCGGTCGGCAAGGCCGCGCCCGTCACTGGTTGACCAGTTACCGGTTGACCAGTCACCTGCGTACCCGCAGGCACCACTTTCAACCCGTCCATCTGCGTTCCAACTTCATCATCCGCCATTGATTGCATCCTCCCGCCCCTCACGTATAAGGGGGAAAATAAACGGCGCGCCGACGGGTGATCGTTCCCATCGGCGCGCCGTTCACGCTAACGCCACTAATCTACTCTCTTATTATAATACACTCGTCAACTATCTTTCACCAACGGCCAGCCCATCCCGGCCGCCTCGCCCTTCTTAAACACCTGCACCACATCCCCCGGATAGCGCAGCGCCTCCTCCCGGCTCAACCGATGATTCTTCGGAATCCGCACCAGTTCCTCATTCACCTCAATATCCATCTCCTGCATCGCCAGCATGTACCCGCCGCCGTCATACCGCCGCGCCACCACCTGTGGCCACACATCCCTAAAGTAGTTAGTTGCCATCACGCCTCTCCTGTTCTCCCTATCCCTTTGGGAGAGGGCCGGGGTGAGGGCGGGGTGATGGTGCGTGAGCACCATACAACTCCGCATAACACCGCCCGCACTCCTCCGGGTTCAGATCAAACGTCGTGCATCCCACGCACTTCCGCACCATGCACCGCTCCGGGTCCGCCGCCGCCGCAATCGCCGCAATCGCCGCCAGTCCCGCCCCCTCTCCGCCAATGTCCGCAGCGCGGTTGGCCGCTTGGCGAATGGGAGAGGGTTGGGGTGAGGGTCTTCGATCTTTGTCATTGCACATTGTTCATTCCCAATTGTCCCGCCGCCCACGTCTGCCACGTCCCCACCGCTCCAGACTTTTGCCAATCCGCCTCAACCTTACGCCGCGTCGCCGGAGCCAATGCCCGGCCCGTCGTCAACGCCATCACCACCGCCCGCGCCATCTCCGGCGGCCAATCCACCGTACTCCCTCGCCAGTTTGGAGAGGGCTGGGGTGAGGGTGGGTTATCAGCCATCATCACCTTCTGCTCATCCAGATACCCCTGCACGCTGGGATACTGTTTCAGAAACTCCTTCCGCCACGTCCAATACTGATCCAGTTCTGGATGCTTCGCTAGATAAATATCCCGCTGCGTGCGGCTCGCATACTTCGGTTGACCGCGTTTCGACCCGCTCGTGTACACGCCCGTCTGCCACGTGACCTTCTCATCCGCTGGAATGTTGTAGTATTCCGTTTGCGCCGCGCTCACCGCAGGCCAGTCAAACAACTGCTTCCGCATCTGGTAATACTGCTCCACCGCCTGCACCGTCGCGGGCGGACTCCAATCCACCGGCAGCGGCTTCGTGTCCGGCTTGCTGGGTATCTGCTCACCCATTGTCCGCGCCCACCGGGCCAACGTCTCCATCGGAATGTCCGCATAACTCCGCGTCTCCTTATTCAGAAACGCCTGATCAAACTCATAGCCCAATGCCTGCTGCACATCCTGCTTATACGCGCTCGGCATATCCATCCACTTCTGCCAAATGCTGCTCGTCAAGAAATTCCTCAGCCGCTCCTCGGGATTCTTATACAGCGCCAACCGCGCTTCATAGGCTGGGTTCTGATCAAAAAACTTATTCAGCGCGCCCGTGTCCCCGTTCATCTCCGCCTCACGCGCCGCCTTATAGAGCAGCTGCATATCCCGTAAATTCTTTTCCCCCTCCGGGTACAGCGCGATCGACGTGCCAAACGTCAGCCCGCCCGCCACGCCAAACGCACTGGCCTCCGCCTCACGCCGTTCGGCCATCTGGTACGCCGGCCCCTCCCGGCTAATCATCGCCCGCTTCGCCTCGTCCGCCGTAATCGCACCCGTCGCCGCCAGGTTCGCTAGTTCCGTGTCGATTCGATACGCAGTCCAGTCGTCGAGCACCGGCAAGTCCATCGCGCGCCGCACCGATTTGTCCAGCTGCCCCACGGTATCACTCACGCCCAACGCCGCCCCGATCGCCTTCGCGTATCTCGTCGGCGGCAACTGGCTAATGTCGCCCTCCTTGCCCCGCAACTTATTCATCACAAAGCCCAGCGGCAAACTCGGCGGCAGCACGGCCATCGCCGTGTCGATCGCATCCGCGCCCAGGCTCTTATCCTTCGCCACCGCGTCCACGCTCGCCCGCTGCCACAACTCGCCAGCCTTGTCCTTCAGCGCCGCCTGCCCCTCCGCCAGCGTGATCTGCCCGTCGTCCATCCACTGATTGATCGTGCTCTCAATCCGATAGTTCAGCCGTTGCGTCCGGCTTTGTTCCTGCTCCCACGGCGCGGCCCAGTTTTGCAGCGGCAAGCCCACCTTCATCGGGTCCACAAACACACCACCGCCCGCCCACTCCGGCAGAAACGGCAGCGGGATCTGCACCTGCCCGCCCAACCGGCTCGGGAATCCTGCCTTAGTAACTTCGGTCGATAGGAACTTACTGGTCCGGTAATAATTCGCCAGCACACTCGGCCGATCGATCGAATGCAGCGCCCACTTCACCATGCTCTGTGTCGTAAAGAACTCGTACGGCGACACCATGCCCAGATACGTGTTGTACTTGTAACGCCGACTGTAATTCAGCAGCGCGCTATCCCGCTTATACTCGCCCCACTTCGTCGCCTGAAGTTTCGCGCTTGCCAACTTCCCATTCACCTCAGCCACCCACGCCTCGATGCCCGCCTGCAATTCCGGCGGCAACGATCGCACCGAGCGCAGCGCTCCTCCTCCCTCTCCTGTGGGAGAGGGCCGGGGTGAGGGTCTTACTCCCGCGCGCACCTCATCCTGTAACCCATTGATAATCGGCCGCAGATTATTCGCCCAACTCTCATCCAACGCCTGCGCGATCGGCATCGGCCTTGCCCCCTGGTCAGCCAGCACACCCGGCGGCAGTGGCGCGTCACCGGCAGGCACCTTCTTCACCTTCCGCCCATTCACCGTCACCGTCTCGCCGTCCACCGCCGTCACCGTCACCGGCCCCTGTGCCGTCTCCACAACCATCTCCCCCGGCCCGGATTGATAGAACGTTGTAGGGGCAGTCCCTTGCGGCTGCCCTGGCTGGGGTGAGGGCTGCATCTCATTCTGCATACTCATCCACGCCCGCTCCATCTCCGGCGTGATCTCCATGCCCAGCAGCGCCCGCGCCTCCGGGTCCGCTGGAATCCGCGCGCCCACCACCTCAAACCCGTTCGCCAGTTCCTTCAGCCCCAACTCCTTCAGCCGCTCCACCGTCAGCCCCGTATCCGTCCCGTGGTCCCGCACGATCTTATCCAGCGCCGCCATCACCTGCTGCTTACTGCTGCCATAGCGCGCACTCATCGCCTTATACCAATCGGGATACGTCGAGGCCTGCGACGTAATCACCCCGCCGCCGTTCTCCTGATCGAAGATCCGCTGGCCCGGCGTCCCCGCATTCAGATCACTCAACGCCTGGCGCGCCCAATCCTCCATCGCCTGTGGCAACTGCCCCGGCAACTCATGCCGCGCAATCAACTGCGGATTCTCCACCGGCGCGATCGCCGTCCTGGTTCGTCCCCCATTGGTCATTGTTAATTGTTCATTGTTCATTGGCGATTGTTCGGAGAACAATCGCTCATACACCTGCCGCATGTCCGCAGACATATTCACATCGATCTCATTGCGGCCGCGCACCTTGCTATAAATCTTCCCCAGCCACGCCTTGAATTGTTCAAACACCCGCCGCAGGCCTTCAGTCGGTGCGGTCCCATCCGCTAAGAAACGCTCAAACCCGCGCGCCCAAATCTCCTGGCCGCTCTGGGTCAGGTTCCCTGCATCATCAATCGCGTCGATCCAATTACTGATATCAGTAAACCCAAACGCCGCGCGCTGCGCATTCGTTAATGTCCCCTGCTCTGCCGCCGTGCTCAGGTTAATCGCCTCGGCCGCCAGCCACTCCATCGTCGTCTGCACATCCGCCGCCGCCTGCATCCGGCCCGACGCCGCCGCGTCGTTGGCCACCGCCAGCAGGTCACGCAGGAACACATGCCCAACCTCATGCGCCGCCGTGCTCACATCCGGCGCAGTCAACGCCCGCAGCACCGCCCGCCCGTCCTCCAAGAACTGCACACTCCCCTTCGTCGTCTTGCCCGCTTGCAGCAAAGGTCCCGCCGCCGCGCTACTGCGCGCCCCCTCTCCAATGGGAGAGGGTTTGGGTGAGGGCTTCCCGCCAAACTCCGGCCGCATATCAAACATGCTCGCCTGCTGTGCCGTCTCAGTCGGCACAAACGCGCTATCCGCTGTCGATGCGGGCACGCCACTAAACAACGGCGTCACCTCTGGCTGCCCCGCAAACATATCGATCTGTCCTGCTGTTGGGGCGGACCCACGTGTCCGCCCTCTTTGCGCCAGCGTCTCTCCACCCGCCCGGTTCATCTCCGAGATGAAAGTTATATCCCCCGGATCACCCAGCGCAAAATGCAACGGAATGTAATCCTCAGCCTTCAGCCCCGTCTGTGCCGCCCACGTCTCAGCGCGTGCGTCCACCAGCGCCATCACCGCGTCCGTCATCGCGTTCTGTTGGCCCTTCGTTTTCACAAACTCCTGCACCTGCAACCGCAGATAATCCCGCGCACTCTGGGGCACGCCTGCCGGCATCGAGCCAGGCGACACCTCCGCACTCGGCGGAATTCGCAACTGCCCCTTCTCATCCAGCCACTCCGCCGGCACCACCATCCCATCACGGAAACGCACCACCGGCTTATCCAGTGGCCGCCCCAGTTCCCGCGTCGCCGCCCTCAACTCCATCTCCCGCTGCACCACATCCGCAATCGCCGCCGCCTCATCCGGCGCAACCACCACATCGCCAATGGTGACAGGCAAAGCATCCTGAGCGGAGGCGACCTCTTCTGTCGCCGCAGTCGAAGGACGCGCCGCTGGCTGGGGTGAGGGTTCATTGGTCATTGTTAATTGTTCATTGGTCATTGGCGCAACCGCGCCGCGCACCCGCCCGCTCTCCCACATCGCCTCCTGCGCCTTCCGCCTCAGCGAGATACTCTCCTGCTCGATCGTGTGCAGTCGTTTCAGTCGCGCCTCATTAAACTCCCGCCACATCTTATCCTTCAGCGGCGCGCTCCGCACCTGGCTCACCTTCTGCCGAAAGGCCTGAACCTCCGCCATATCCTGCGTCTTAAACGCCCGCACCTGGTCACGCCACGCCGTAATCGCCGCGCCCGTCGCTGCGTCATAGCGTCGCGCAAACTCCGCCGCCATGTATCGATCCACCTTCGCCGTGATGCCGTCCAGTTCATTCGTCAGCGTCGCGTACCGTCCATTGATCGCATCCGTCGTCGCCAGCCACGCCTCCCGCGTCCGCTCCACTTCCGGCATCGCAAAGAATGCATCCAGCATCGCATTCTTCTCAACGTGAAACGCATCAATCCGCCCGCGCTTGGCCACCGCCGCCGTATTGAAATTCTCACTCAACGCCAGGCCGCCCGCCGCCAGCCCATCCGCCATGCCCTTCGTCACCGCATCCTCGTAATCAAAGAATCCCTGCCACTGTCGCCCGGCCCGGTCCCGCTGCGCCGCCACCAGCGCCTGCTTCAACTGGCTATTCTTCCCGCCCGATGAGTTAATACGCTGCCACTCCTCCTCCAGCGCGCGCATGTGGCTTTGATACGTCTCATACAACCGCATCTCCACCTCGTCCATCAGGCTCAACAACTCGCCCGCATCGCCCACCCGGGCCGCCTCAGCTGCATACGCCGCATGCGTCGAGACTTCCGCCGCGTGTGCCTCAGCCCGCACCTCTTCCGCCTTAGCCCGCACCGTATCAAACGCCCGATCAATCTTCCCCGGATTCGCGCCCGCCTTCGCCAGTTCATCATTCAGCGTCCCCGCCAAATTGTCCACGGCCAGCGCCCGCGCCACATCATCTTCTGCCATGCCCAGCCGCGCGGCCACCGCGCCCACGTGTTGCTGCACTCGCACCGTCGGCCGCTCCGCAAAGATCGCCCCGTAAATCTCGGCCGGGTTCAGCCCAGCCTCCGCCGCCGCGTACAACTGCCCCGGCAGCCGCGCATCAATCCGCGCCAACTGGCTCTCCAATGTCGGGTCCAACTTCGGCAGGCTCTTGCCCGCGCGCCAGTTCGTCCCCATGTGCTGCTTCCAGCCCTCATAGAACGCCCGCAAACTCTGCGCCTTCTCAATCTTCGGACTCAACTGCGTCATCGGCGCGTGCTCCGACAACTTACTCCCCGCCCGCTTGATGTCGGCCAGCGTCCCGGTATAACTCTGCGCCTCCGCGATCGTCCGCATGCCCTCCGCCTGTGCCGTCCCCAGCAACTCGCCCGGATTAAACGACACATCCAGATCGCCGATCGTCCCCCCGCTCGCCAGCCGCGCCGGTTCGATGCCCGCCCGCGCCAGTTCATCCCGCGCCTCGACGAGTCCCCGCAGCCCCCACACGCCCCGGGCCGCCATCGTCACCTCGCCATTGATGATGTTATTCACCACGTAACTCGGGTTCAGCCCCAGTAACACCGTACTCTGCACCGCCTTCACGGCCGCGGCGACACGCTCCATAAACGGAGGCGGCTTAATGCCAAAGGTATTCACCGCCCACTTCGCGCTCGCCTCAATCTGTCCCGCGATGATCGCCGCCTTCAAATGCTCCGGCGTATACGCCACCGCCCCATCGCCGAAGACCTTGCCCAACGTCTTCAACTTCTCCACCGCGTCATTCCCGAATGCCTCTATCGGGAATCCAGGCTTGGCCTTCAACTCATTCACCAGCCCAATCAGCGCCTCCTCATTGTCACCCGCCCCCACAATCCGCTTCATCAACTCCGCCGGACTCGTTGTAGCGGCTTCTGCCAAACTCACCAACTCCCCGCGCAGGTCCGCCGTATCGTGCCACGCTGTAACCGTATCCTGGGCCGCGCTCAAATCCAAATGCTGCCGCACCACGCGCCCCTCAATTGTCTGACTCGCGCGCAGCACCTCATCCATCCCCGCTTCAGCCGGACCGTACTGCGGCCCGTCCTTCAAATTAGTCAGCACCCTCAGCGCGCGATCGCCAAACGTGTCATCCGTCGGCAGGCTGCTCAGATACGACTGCACAAAATTGTCCGCCTGCACCACGCGATCTTTCGCCGCGCTGTCCGGTGTAAGTTTCCACAACTCCCACCATTTAGGCTCCTGGTACGGCTGCCCCTGCGCCAACTTGATCACGTCCTCGCCGATGATCATTCGTTGCAGTCGGTTCATATCCTGCGCCGCATCGAAGCCGGTTCTAAACTGCACCTCATTCGTTAGCAGTTGCTTATACTGCTGCATCACATCCACCATGCCGCCGTGCTTCCCCGCCCCCTCGATCGCATCGCGCAGCACCGCGTCACCCGTCACCGCCGCGTAACCCTTCAGCCCCGCCTTCTGGATCTCGCCCGCATAATTCAACGGGTCCAGCACAAACCCGCTGCCCAGTTCCCGTATCTGCCCCGGCGCGCCATACCGGGCGGCCATCTCCGCCTGTATCTGCGTCGCATCCTCGCCCGCGGCCATCCGTCGCCGCGCCTCAACCAGCGCCGTCAGTCCGCCCGTCACTGCCGGCAAATCCCAATCCACAAACACCGCATCCTCGCGGCCAAACAGATCATACTTACCCCAGCCGTCGGGCGTCAGCGCCCGCACGTCCAGCGTGCTAGACTCATACGTATTACGCGCCGCCTCCCACGCCTGGCCCATCTCCGCAATGCGCCCATCCAGCGTCGTACTCTGCCACCCGTACTTCGCCGGGTCAACAATCGCCCCCACCGCCTGCTCCGCAAAACCAATCCCCTGCTCCAGCCCTTGCCGTGCCGCGTCCAATACCTGCGGCCCCATCAGCAAGCCCGCCGCCCCGCCAATGATCGCGCCCAGAATCGGCACCGGAATCAACGTCTGGCCAATCGCCGCCCCGCCCAGCACGGCCAGGCCGCGCGCCGCCACATTGTTCTGATCAAACTGCTCCTGCCCCGCGATGAGTGATAGACCCGTACCCACCGCCGCACCAACCGCCGTCCCGATGCCGGGCAGAATCGCACTCCCCACCAACGCGCCGGGCAGTGTGCCGCCCAATCCCGTCTCCGCAATCTTTACCACGGGGTTCCCCATAAAGCGCGCCAGCCCGCCCCGCAACGTCTTCTCCGGGTCACCTGGTGCCAGTCCAAACTGCTGCTCGCCATTCGCTCCCTCTCCGCCAATGTCCGCAGAGCGGTTGGCCGCTTGGCGAATGGGAGAGGACGATGGTTCAGCCACCGGATTAAACACATACCGATAGTACGTCTGCCCCTGCTCCGTCTTCGTCTCGATGTTCCAATCCGTGCCCAGCGTCCCCGGATCAAACTCATAGCCCTGTGCATTCGCCGCCCGATCGCCCGTCAGACCATCGCCGATCGGCGTCACGCGCACCCGGCCCGCGTCCGTCACCTCAACCCGATCGGTCTTCGCATCAAACCAACTCGGCACCCGCTGCACCATCCTTACATTCCCTCTCCCATTGGGAGAGGGTTGGGGTGAGGGTGTCTGTCCCGGCCGCGGCATCGCCGAAAAATTTTCACCCGCTCGTGCCGGATAAAAAATCTCACTCACCAACTGCTTCACATGCTGAGCGCCAGTCGAAGCAGCGCCAGTGTTCCCCGCACTGGCCGCCTGCTGCTGCGCGCCCGCCCCCTCTCCGCCAATGTCCGCAGAGCGGTTGGCCGCTTGGCGAATGGGAGAGGTCTGGGGTGAGGGTTGTTTCTGCTTCGGTTTCTGCGGAATCGGTGTAAACATCATGCTCTCCTAAAATAAAAGCCGCGCAGGCCGCGCTCCTCACGCACCCGCCCGGCTTTGTTACCTGTCATTCTGAGCGCAGCGAAGAATCTACAACCGCCAATTCACCAGCCCATACCAATACGGCACCGCGCCCCCATAACCACCGCCGCCGCCACCGCCGCCGCCCGGCGGCCATCCACCACCTCCGCCGCCACCACCACCACCGCCCGGCGTCTGACTGCCCGCCGGCATCCACGGCGACATCGCCGCTTGCGGCTTCGGTGTAATCGTCATATCGATCGGCCCCCGCCCTTGCAGCGTCTTCGGGTTATACAGGTCCGTCGTCGTCCCCGTCCCCCGGTACTTCAGCGTGTCATCAAACCACGTGCTCGCACTCACCGGCGGGCTATAGTTCAGCCAATCCCGCCCCTGCGGCGCGCTGTAATACACGCTGCCATACGGCGTCTGAAACGCATTCTGCTGCCGAATGTACGCCTTATCCTGCGCGCTGTTGTCGCCCCGAAATCCGGCGGGCAATGGCTTCGGTTGATACGGCACCAACTTGTAAGTCTGGTTGCCGCCCATCGGTCGCACCTGGCCCGCCGCATAATTGCCCAGCGCCTCCGTCTGATACGTCACGCCCTGCGGCAGGCCCAGCACATCCCGCCAGCCCTGGCGTGCGCTCGCATCAATCTGGGGCACCGGCCCCGTCAACGACGCCACCGCCCGCCCATCGTTCGCAAAGCGCGGAATGCTCCCGCTAAATTGTGTCGCAGGCGTGTTACCCGTCACCGGCCCGGCCACCATCCCCGTCGCCAACTGATCGGCCCCGCGCACCGTCGGCGTCGATCGCGCCGACATCTGCACCCGTGGCGACATCATCGCCGGAGACGTATTAGGCAGCGCGCCCGCCGCGTAATTGGGCAGCACACTCTGCCGCGTCTGGCCGCCCGTCGCCGCGCTATAACCCGGCACCCGTCGCGTCGAAGTCTGCCCCTGCTGTTGGCCACGCCGCGCCGCGTCCTTCGCCGCCTGGTCCGCCCGTTGCTGCTCCCGATCGTATCGCCGCCATGCCTGCCCGTTGCCCATCCTCGCCTCCTTGCATGTCCTCCGCGCTACTGCGCGCCCCCTCTCCTATGGGAGAGGGCTGGGGTGAGGGCGTCCGTCCGCCCATCACTCGCTGCACGTCCATCAACGGCCGCACAAACTGCTCGCCGTACTCGTCAATCAACTCCTGCGTCCTCGCCAGACTCTCCGCCACCGCCTCGTCAATGTCCGCCTGCGTCAGCATCCCGCTCCTTTGTCATTGGGTCTTGGGCATTTGCCCCTGCATCTGCCGCGGCCGCCCCGGCGTTTGCTGCGGCATCCCCGGCCCCACCCCGCCGCCCATCGGCACACCCGCGCTACTGCGCGCCCCCTCTCCTATGGGAGAGGGCTGGGGTGAGGGCTGCATGTCCGCAGACATGGTCCCCTCTCCGCCAATGTCCTCGGAGAGGTTGGCCGCTTGGCGAATGGGAGAGGGTTGGGGTGAGGGTTGCATCTGCTGCATCGCCTGCTGCTGCTGCGCTTGCGCAGCCATCATCGCATCCCTTTGCTTCAGCTGCTCAATCGCCCGCTGCACCGCCACCTCATCCAGCGTCTCAAACAAAATCTCCTTATCCATCGCCGCGCTCTGCCCCACGCCCAGCACATTCTCGCGCGCCCACCGGCGGCTCAACAACTTACTCCCCGTCGCCTGGTTCGCCGTCGCCACCTGCGCCATCTTATCCTGCGGCAGATTCACCTCCAACGTCGCATCGATGATCACGTTGGCCGGTATCTCACTGGGCACCAGTTCCACGCTCCGCATCTCGTGCCCCTTACCGTATTGCAGCGTCGCCTTCTGGCCGCCCTCCTTAAACCACTTAAACGCCATCATCATCGCCGCCGCAATCGCCTCCCCGCCAATCTCCTTCGGCCCCACCAGCGGCAGCCGTCCCGCCTGGCTCAACAAACTCATCTCGCTAAACGTCATCACCCGATCGGGCGCGCCACCCAGCGCCGCCTGGCTAATCGTACTCTCGCGGCCCAACCGTTGCGCCAACTCATACGCGGTCAGCTGCGCCGGTTCATACACCTTCTCATTCAACGCCCCAATCTGCTCGCCCTTGCGCATCCGCAGCACACCGCCCGGCACGCTCCGGTCAATGTTCAACGGTCGGTCATCATCGCTATACATCACCAGCTGCGGATTCGACCCAATCGCCGCGATCGTGCTAAACACCGTCGTCAGCGCCAAATTCTGCCGCTTCCACAGCCCGCTCTTGGCCAGCGCATACAGCATCGGCCACCGCTGCAACTCGGGCCGGTCAAACAACAAACTGCCATCCGCAATCCCGGCCACCACCGGCAGAAATCCCAACGCATTCTCCGCCAACACAATCGCTTTATCGGCCTCGTCCAGCCACACCGCCTCAGTATCCCAGTCCTGATAGTAATTGATCACCACCCGATCCAATCGCGGATCGCGCTGGCTCAACTTGCTGGGCCTGATCTCCTCGGCCAACTTCCCCCACCGATCGACCACCTCGCCCCACCGCGTCTGCACCCGCCGATACATCGCGCTCAGCCCCAGCCCGTCAATCACCGGGTAACACGTCGCCGGGTTGTACGCCTGAAACAGGTACGGCGTCTGCTCCGCCACAAACTGCGCGCGCCGCTTCTGGCCGGGCGTCTTCGCCTGCTTCACCAGGTCCGCCGTCTGCACCACGCCCAAATAAATCTCGCTCGCCCACAACGCGCTAAACGCCACCTCAGAATGCACCGGCCGCATCCCCACGCGCCCGCTGGCATTCCACATACTGCGCGCCGCCCGCTCCAACTTCTCACTCAACCGCTGGCTCTCACTGCTGCCCTCATCAAACGGCACCGCAAACTGCGGCTCCGTCGCACTCATCAACCGCACCGCCCCCAGCACATCATTAAACGGCGCAGGACTCATCGTGCGTTTAATTGCATCGCTCTCCGTGCCCGCCGTGCTCCACTCCAAATGGAACATCCGCCGCATCTCTTCCAGGTTCGCATCCCGCTCGCCGAACAACGCCCTAATCTCAGTCGCCCGCTGTCTAATGTCGTTCAGTGTGGTATCCATCAGAAGTCCTTATTCTGCTGCTCCCGCATCAATTTCTCAATCCGGTCAACCTGCTTACTCCGCTCATCCACCGGCTTCCGCACCGGTCGCGGATTCACCCGGCTCAATCCATACCGCGCCGCATCGTAAGCGTGGTCCTCCGCGCTGCTGTCCACGTCCTCCACATTCACCTTATCATACGGCAGCGCGGGCAGCGTCCGAATCAAATTCACGCACGTCTCAAACACCTGCAACATGGGCCGCCCGTCATCGCCCATCTCCAGCATCGTGCTCATCTTGCGCTTACCCGTCAGCCGCTCATTATCCGCCTTCTGCAAATACACGCCCTCCGCCAGGTACTCATCGTAAGTGGAAAACGTGCTATCCTCATGGCTCTTCTTCGTCCACATACTCGGGTCCGCCAACGTATAATCAATCTTCTCTTCGGTCGGCGTCATGCTCTTAATCAGTCTCGCCTGCGCCCGATCGATCAGCCCCCGCTCATACGCTTCCCGATAAACGTACACCCGCCCGCTGTCTGGATTCTGGCACAGCCACACGCAGCAGAATGGGTTACTACTCCCCCAGTCAATCGCCCGCCACTTCGGCCACGTCGCCGGAATCTCAAATGGTGCCACCACATGCGCATCTCTGCGCCACACCTTAAACGCCTGCCCGCTAAACACATCCCAGTCACCCTCACGCCACGCCCGCCGCAGGTCATCGGGCAGCGTGTCCAGCATCTCCCAGTAACTATCATCCAGCGCCGGATTGTCACTCGGCAGCGCCTTCAAAAAAACAAACTCGTCTTTATACTTGCTCAACCGCTCCGGTATATCCCGATCGATCCACAGCCGCTTAACCGCCAGGTGTCCCGGCCCGCCCGGATTCGCCGTCGCCACAAATCGCGTATTCGCAATTCCCGGCCACCGCAAACTGCCCCGCAGCGTGTCAAACATATTGCTATCATTCTCCAGATCGATCGGGTTGCGTTCAATCTGGTCAATGCCCATCGCCGCGAACTCGCCGCCCACATACTTCCCCGGATCATCCAGGTTCCGCAGCGCCAGCACCCCGCCGTTATTGTGTAAGTGGAAGCCCAGCCCGTATGCCTTGCTCTCCTTCAGCACTCCGATCGAACGTGGAAACTCAATCTCAATCTTGCTAATCTGCCGGTCCCTTAACGTCGGGTAATCCTCACAAAACAACCCCACCATCACCCCGCGCAGGCCGTGCCCCTGGCACAGCAGCAGAAACCGCAGCAGCCACCACCGCATCCAATAACTCTTACCCGGTCCCCGCGTCCCTCCGTACAGAAAAAACTTGTGCTTATCCGCCAGCCGCGTCGCTTGCTGCTGCTTCGGCCAGAATTTAAATAAGTCCAGCTGCTTACTCATTCTTCATTTGTCATTTGTCATTGTTCATTGTTACCCGGCGTCCACTCCGACCCCGTAATAATCACCGTCACCTTATCCTCCTCCTCGGCCTGCCCCAGCCCAATCTTATCCATTGCCAACTTCACCGCGCCCAGTTGCACATTCTCCAGCGCGCTATCCAACAGCGAGCCCAGCGTCGTCACACTCTTCAG